GAACCCTACATTAATAAAATGCAATGACATCTACTTGATCGCAGGGATAAATGAAAGATTAGATGACGCAATTAAAGACATACCGTTATCAAACGATCCATGTTCTTTGTCTATACTAGCATCATATGGTGTAGCTATTGACGAAAGAATTATCGATAATGATCCGTTGCTAGGGTTTGCATCTTCATTCATAGCCGAAGTGGATTACAAAGATGTTGACAATGTAGTACAATACTTGTTAGCAATCAAATGCGATTCAGTGACCATCGTAGGTCAAGCAGGGATGACATTGCAATATAGAAAAATATTGGCTGAGAAAATAAAAAACTCGGGCATACATCTTGATGATGACAAAAACGGTATGGTATTAGAAGCCCGTTTAGAAGGTAAAAGGATTCCTGTTGTGATTTCACTATCATCAAATCTAAACTGGCCAGCCCCTAATTTTAAGAAAATCGTAAGGATGAGAAATTCTTTACCAGTGGTAATCAAATGAAACAATGCAAATTAATAATTAAAGATGAAGTAAACGCTAAGATTGAAGGATTAGAATTAGGTGATCGCAAGACACTAATGAAGATGTTTGAATTTGAAGTACCAGGTGCAAGGTATTTGCCGAGTGTCCGATTAGGTAGATGGAACGGTAAGACTAGCTATTTTAGTTTAGGTGGCAGTACATACATTAATCTGTTGCCAGAAATACTTCCGTTGCTAGATCAAGCCGGGTATGACATTGAGTTAACTGACACTAGAGATTACAAGACTACTTTTGAATTTACTAAAGTCACAGAAGATACATTCAAACATAAGGTATGGCCATCAAAGCACCCAATGGCAGGACAGCCTATTGTACTGCGTGACTATCAAATCGAAATCATTAACAACTATCTAATAAGCCTACAGAGTTTACAAGAGATTGCTACAGGCGCAGGTAAGACATTAATCACTGCGGCACTAAGTTCAAGTATAGAACCATACGGTCGTTCAATCGTCATTGTGCCTAACACTAGTCTTGTTACTCAAACAGAAGCTGATTATATCAACTTAGGTCTTGATGTGGGTGTGTACTATGGTGGCAGAAAAGAATACGACAAGACACATACTATCTGTACATGGCAAAGTCTTGGCAACATGTTAAAGAAAACGAAAGCCGATGAAGCAGAAGTACCGTTTGAAGATTTTATCGAAGGTGTAGTTTGTGTTATTGTTGACGAAGTTCACCAAGCTAAAGCTGATGTGTTGAAGTCATTGCTTACTGGTGTCATGAGTCAGATACCAATCAGATGGGGACTAACAGGAACTATTCCTAAGGCTAAGGCTGAAGCAATGTCATTGACTGTTAGCTTAGGTCCTGTCATTGGTAGCCTATCAGCAAGTACACTACAAGAGATGGGTGTGTTAAGTAACTGCCATGTCAACATTGTACAACTACAAGACAGCGTAGAGTTTACTAATTATCAAAGTGAACTTAAATTCTTAACCAGTGACGACAAGCGAATGAGTAAGATTGCTGAGTTAGCAAGTACAGTAAAAGATACAGGCAATACATTGATACTTGTTGACAGAATTGAAGCAGGTCAGCTACTGCACTTGAAGCTAGAAGAACTAGGTGTTGCCGAAGAGAATGTGGTGTTTGTATCAGGTGGTACTAAGGGTACAACTCGCACAGAACACTATGATGACATTGCCACTGCTACTAACAAAATTATCATTGCTACTTATGGTGTAGCCGCAGTTGGTATTAACATCCCTCGTATCTTTAATGTAATGTTACTTGAACCGGGCAAGAGTTTTGTTCGTGTGATTCAAAGTATTGGTCGTGGTATTCGTAAGGCAGAAGATAAAGACTTTGTTCAGATTTGGGACTTGACAAGTTCATGTAAGTTTGCCAAACGACATTTGACACAGCGCAAATCATTTTACAAAGATGCTAACTACCCGTTCTCGATTGAAAAACTCAAATATAAGTGATATAATACATTATGCGTATATTAACTTTAGAAAATTCCTACTACAACTTAGAAACATTGCCGGATGAGATTGATGATCTTAGGTTTGCTATCTTAGACAACTCAAACCCAAGCAATGTAGATTATCATTATATACCATTGATCTTTTTAGAATCGTTCAGTGCGCCGGCCCTAGTACTTAAAGTGGGTGACACTACGATCAAGATGCCAGTTGATTGGCAGATATTGATTGGTGAAAAAGAACACGGTGATTTAGAAATACTACCACTCACTAGTATCAATGATCGAGGCTTCAGCGCATTTGAATTTAATCCATTAACTAGTTTTAGTCCATCGTTTCTTCCAATTGAGATTGTAGATATATATCATGATGTAACTTGGTATGCTCCTCGATTAAAGAATGGTCAGTTTCTATGTGTACCTATTGATGACGGTCCTAAACCAAGATGTGTTTACTTTGTTAAAGAAGTTAGTAGAAACTGCGAAATTGTAGATTACTCACAGGCGTTCTAATGGCAACTAAAAAACCTCAACTTGCAAAAGATGAAAAGTTTGAAAATGTAGATGTGGATTTGTTTGCGGTACTAAACGCATTAGATACCAAAGACTATGGATTCTACGATAGACTTACAGCCGAGCAGAAAAAGAAAATTGTCCCCTTTATGCTGACTCATTGGATGAGTGCAATCAAAGGAAGTGAAGGACTAACTAGATATTATGTTATGAGTGTGAACGAATATGCAAACAAGCATTTGTTCAGTGAGTTCGTACAAAAGCATCCCAAGCTTCAATGGATGATGTTATGTAGTGCAAGCGCGGGAGTAGGTAAACAATTTCATCAATGGATACCTCATATCAGAGAAAAGGTCATCAAGTACAAAGAGGCTGCAACTCTGAAAGAAATCAAAGAATATTACACAAAGATTTATCCCAAAGCTGATGCCGAAAGCATTAACGAAGTATCTAAAGCGTATGTCACAGAACAGAAAAGAAAACTGTATCTAGGACAAGTTTATCCCAACATGAAGACTTCGGATCTTGAAGTCTTAAATCAACTAGTCACAGATGAAGATATTGAACAGTACGAAAGAGATAGAGGAAACCTCTAAGACAAAATATAGCTGTGAGTTTTGCAATCGTAGCTTCCTACGAGAATCTACTGTACTCAAGCATATTTGTGAATACAAACACCGATGGCTAGAAAAAGATCGATCGGGCAATAGGCTAGGCTTTCAAGCTTGGCTGCAATTCTATAAAAAGAACAGTGCTAGTAAGAAGCAAAAGACCTACGAAGAATTCATAAAGAGTGCATACTACACTGCCTTTGTTAAGTTCGGTGCTTACTGTGTATCAATCAATGCATTGAATGTTAGTAGGTTTACTGATTGGTTAGTCAATCATCAAATCAAACTTGATACTTGGACAAATGATAGTCACTACACTAAGTATCTGATAGAGTATTTGCGAATAGAAGATCCGCTTGATGCAATTCATCGAAGTGTCGAAACCACTATTGAAATGGCGGTAGTAGAAACAATCCAAAGCAAAGACTACTTGAGATATGGTAACAGAAACAAAATCTGTTATGCGATAACTACAGGTAAGATTAGTCCATGGATGTTGCTTCAATGTAAGAGTGGTATTGAGTTCATGGACAATCTTGATCCTACACAGATTAAAATGATTATCGATTACATTGATCCTGATAAGTGGGCGTTAAAATTTCACAGAGAACCAGAGAATGTAAAACAAGTCAAGGAATTACTAAATGCCGGCGGGTACTAAGATTTGTATACCTTGGACAAGTAATGATTGGAACATAGCATGTGCCTGGGCTATGGAACAATACGGTTTGCCTGATGAAAGATTTACTACCCGCCCCGGCAATGAAGGTATGGATTTTTATTTTAAAGATGAGCGAGATGCTTTTTGGTTTTCATTGAAATGGCAATAAAGTATTACCCAGAACATTATGATTGGACCAGAGGCTGGGACGATGACCATCCGTACTGGTACACGCATGATGTAGTTACCCAAAATCAAAATGAGCTAGACAAACTACACAAAGAAATAGTACTTTGGCTATACAAAAATATAGATAACCCAGAACGACATTGCCGTTGGACTAGACAAGTATTGACTATTAGTGTAAAATTCAGATACGAAAAAGATTGTTTATGGTTTAAGTTAAGATTCTAATGAAAACAAGTATGAAGGTATATCAGTGACGACAATAGTAAATATAACCAATAAGAATGCAATTGATGCTCTAGACCTGGTATATAAATTGAAAGCCAAAGGATATGTTCAGGGAGTAGACTTTGATTTTGCATTTTATCAAAGTAAGTGGGATGACATGCTAGGTGAGATACCAAAGCAAACACAATTTACATTTTACAAGGAAGAATTAGCAACATGGTTCAGTCTACTATACCAATGAACAGTGTTCGTTCTTTATGAATTATTCTATTATACACGACGGTGCAGACTGCTATCCATGGCGTGAAGTGTTCGCATGGTTGCCTGTTAAGACCGTAACTGGACAACGAGCATGGGGAATTAAAATTTATAAGCGTAAAGTTTGGGTAGTTTGGGGAACCGGCTTTCACATGGAACCAGAAATACAGTATGCAACCGCATTTGATTTATTGACATATGATAATACGCAAGAGCAAACATGAATTCCGAGTTACCTTAACGGGACTAGTGACCAATGATAGGCATGAAACTAAAGATTGGTGTACTACGACATTAGGCCCGGGCGGCCGAAACAAAAAGTGTAGATGGCGATACGGCTGGACTCAAACTAGTTTGAGTCCAGGCTGGACTCAAACTACTACTGACATATTTTATTTCAAGTCAGAAAAAGATGCACTACATTTTGCGTTGAGGTGGATGTGATAACACTTTCTATGCGTGACTTTACCAACGAGCACGAAGTTTGGATTGCAAAGAATGTAGGCCCTAGAATGCATTGGCTACATAATAGTAGAGGTGGGCGAGGCTGGATAGCAAAGAGAAACGGTCCCGAATGGACTCTTACATTCGAAGATGCTAGATACGCAACATTATTTGGATTGATGTTTTCAGAGGTAATGGCATGATTAAAGACTTAGAACAAGAATTAGCAGAAAAGTTGAGCAACGAAATGGCAGAAGAAATTGACTGGGAACTATTATGTGATATGCTTAAAGAAGTAGGATGGGTTAAAGTAGCTATATCTGAGCCATGGTCAAACATGACATCATCATTTGCACATGAGATTAAAGAATGGTGCAAAGAACACATAAAGGGCCATTATAAAGCAAGAGGTCGTGTGTGGTTATTTGAAAAAGAACAAGATGCTGAATGGTTCATGCTGAGGTGGTCATGAGTTTTAAAGTAACAAAATTTGATACGCAAGGTGTAACCTATGTAGTAGACTGGCCACAAACAACAGAGATGATTAAGCACATCAAGAAAACAGATTTGTTTCAAATTATGTTTAGAACTGTACGGAGTGACCACGCCGGACTTGCTATCAAATTAAATAACAATGAGTATGATATCATGTGGGTGAACAGTGATGTTTGGTTCACCCAAAAGAACTACAGTGAATATGTACAAGACATGTACGAGATTGTTGGACTAGCGTTTAAAAACGAAATAGAAGCAGACCGTTGCCTTGAGGTAATGAACAAAGAATTAATGTGGAGAATACTCGATGGCAATTACACCGTTTGATACTCTATCACCTTATATAGAAATTGTTGAATATGAATGTGTGAATGAACGTGACTCGGGTAAAGTTATCTTTCGATGTTCCGGTGATCCGGCGACTGTTATTAAATGGTGTCGCAAAAACTTTGGCAATAGGGGAGATGGATGGGACTTTTCGGGTTCTGCTAAGGCTGTAGATATTACAATATGGTCTAGCAAACTGATAACTATGTATGAA